TTGTCGGCAGCGTCAGATGTGTATAAGAGACAGCCTACAGCCCCCCCAATCACGCCGCATGCAAGCGTGCCCATACCACCAGTTGGAATACCAATTGCGACGCAAGCTGTAGTGGCGAGTACTCCGCCTACATATCCACCAGCACCGGCTCCAAAAACGCTACCCAATAGCGAACCACCCTCAACATATTTCGCCTTACGACACTGTTCTTCACGACCCAGAGTACAAGCTTTATGAATGGCTAGTCCGGTAGAACCTACCTCAAGAGCAGTCCCGATGTAAGCTCCTCTTTTGATCCATTTAGCAGCTTTCGCCACGCCAGATACCTTGTCGGCATACCCTGGAATTTCTCCGGCATGCATATAGCTATTGGTTGAAAGCCCAAGCATTCTTTTAATGGAGCCTTCATTACGCAGTCCGGATCCATAGGACAGGAAATTATTCAGCAGCTTATCAAGCTTCATGAACAGCTCGGTTCGCTTGGCGTAGAAAGCGTCTCGCTGGGTCATCGTGCCGGAACCCATGTGATCCCGGTAAAGCTTTTCGATGTCTTGAAGCGTTTTTTTAATCACCTCCATATGCTTGGCCCAACCATCACTTGCAGCGCCTACCCCCATCGATGTGTAGGATATCGCCTGCTTGAGCAGCTCGAAATTCTCAACAAAAAAATCATCAGCTTCCACCCCATTAACCAGCAGTGCCCTATGCACCTCAGCAGCCTTGACCATTAGAAAAGCTTCTTGGGCAGTAGACAACGGAGTAGAAGCATCGCCGACGATGACCAGTTCACCAGGCAGGACAACGCCACCCGAGATGTGGGAGTTGAGGGCGACGAACTTGGCCTTCGTATTCTTTGGCAGCGCAAGGTTGGTTTTCAGAGATTCGAAGGTCTGCGCTCTGGAATTGACAAAAGTTCGTACTTCAGCCATTGTCGTGCCTCACGAATACTTTTTATTATTGATCCGGTCCCAACCGCCGGCCACGTTACCTCCTGCTGTGCCATCAACACGTTTCTGCAATGTGTAGGTAGTTTTGATGCGGCCGTAGTTGAGCTGCACGATTTCTATGGGAATACCTGAACTTGCGCTCTGTGTGTAGTCGGCGATGATAACTTCCTCAAGCACCACTTCGTAGTATTTGAGCTTGTCAGTGCCTGCGCGGCAGAGCACCAGCTTCACTTCCTTGAGGTGCTGGCCTGCACAGCTGGCTTCCATCAGCTTGCAACTAGCGCTGTCAAGGTATTTGGTGAAGGTGAAGTTGGTCATAGTCGTGCGACCAGATGAAGCGCCGCCCGCGGAACTAGCGGTTGCGGAGGTGCTTTGGCTGACGCCAAAGTTATAACCGATAATTTCAATCCATTTGCTGTATTTCTCGTCCAGAGCTTCGCCGGGGATGTCTGCGATCTGAATAAAGGCGTCGAAAGCCATCTTTTACCTCTCCTTGGTAGCCGTTTGCTACACGTTAATTGGCGTAAAGCTCCGATGTGACAGCAAATTACAGCATCAGTTCCCGCAGCAGAGTTGACTATAGAGTAGTGACTTGAGGTAGTTGTATGCCTATTTCAAGCCAAGAAGGCCTCCATCACTCTATGGGTGTGGATACATAACAGCGCACCGTCCGGTGCCAGCAGTATCAGCAGAACGCCGACTGCACTCCCACGCATTCAATGCACACTCTATGAGGGCGTGACGATCAGCCAGACCATTTGTGCCGCCGCTGAAGCGCTTGGTAATAGTCAGAAAGTCCCCTTGTCCGCGAGGTTGGAGCGGCGCCCGGGCCGTGCAACCGACATTGAGGCGTCGTCAGGCAGCTCCAGCAGCTCCGGATGATTGATTAGATCAAAGCCCAGCGCCTCGCCGCAATCCGCGTAGTTTGTTTTACCGGTGACCTGAATCAGCCCCCAGCCCAGATACAAGTGGCCGTCATCGTCAGGGGTGTTCCCCAGGCGAGCAGCCGGCCATCAGAACAAACCACCAAGCTCGGCAGGTTCCCAATTCATGATAACCAGCTCACCGCTGACATCAGCCTTTCCCTTTCTCTGGTTTGCCGTGCTGTAGCGAATGTCCACAACCTCAAAATGGAAACCCTCAAACACTCGTCGAATGTCCGGATGGTCATTGATGCTAACCATCACCTTCCCCTTACACCTTCGCATAAAGTCGGCCATTCGCTCGTAATTCTCAAATGGAAAATCCATACCGTACCCGGCCGTCTGCCAGTAAGGCGGGTCCATGTAATGGAAGGTGTGAGGCCGGTCGTAACGCTCGGCGCACTCAAGCCACGGCAGGTTCTCGACGTAGGTGCCCGACAAACGCTGCCAGGCAGCAGAAAGGTTCTCTTCGATCCGCAGCAGGTTGATGGCCGGACCGGTCGTCGCGGTACCGAACGTCTGCCCACTGACCTTGCCTGCGAAGGCGTGATGCTGCAGATAGAAGAAACGGGCGGCGCGCTGGATATCGGTGAGGGTTTCGGGGCGTGTCATCTTCTGCCACTCAAATACCTGGCGCGAGCTGAGTGCCCATTTGAATTGGCGGACGAATTCTTCAAGGTGGTTTTGGACGACGCGATACAGCGTCACCAGATCGCCGTTGATGTCGTTCAGGACCTCAACGGGGGCGGCCTGGGGGCGCATGAAGTAGAGGGCCGCACCGCCAGCGAACACTTCGACATAGCACTCGTGGGGTGGGAACAGCGGGATTAGACGGTCGGCCAGGCGGCGTTTGCCGCCCATCCAAGGGATGATGGGTGTGGACATAGAAAGCAAGACCTTTACTGTATATATGAACAGGTGCTAGGCTCGCTGCGCTTTGTGCACGAAGCGAGAGCCTTGGCTGGACTTGCAGGGGCAATCTGCGGGAACGGTGACCAGGCGTGGTGTTGACGCATCACGACTGGTCGCTCTTTTTCAATCTGCTGCAGTAATTCTTTGCGCTCAGGCTTGGCTGGCCAACAGCTCGTTCACGGAAGTGTCTTCAAGGCGCGCTCATAAAGCGCTTGCCGGTCGGCTAGGCCATTTGTGCCGCCATTGATGCGTTTGGTGATGGTCAGGAAGTCGCTTTTGTCCGCAAAAGTATTGAGCCCCGCCCTGTGCCAGAACCAGCCTGCCGACATCGCGGCGTGCTCCGGACGCTCGAGGAGTTCAGGGTGCTTGAGCAGATCCAAGCCCAATGCCTCACCGCAGGCCGCGTAGTTCGCCCGTCCCGTAATCTGAATGAGCCCCCTGCCCCGATACAACTGGCCGTCATCATCATCCTCGGGCGTGTTACCGAGGCGCTCGGCAAGCCGCCCGGTGTCGTACTTGTCGAGGTATGCATCGCTGCCCAATTCCCGCACATAACGAAGCTGGCCGGACTCGTGCCCGATCTGCGCGATGAATGCGGCAATGCGCAGCCTCGTGACAATCTGGTACTTGCTCATCGCCGTGTTGAGGACAGGAACAAAAACGCCAGCTCGGGAGCTGGCGTTGGGGAGAATCTGCAGCAGTTGCTGCGTTGTTATCGACATGCGTGGATCTCCTGATTAAATGGTGCTGATCTCCCCGGTTAAAGCTGTACGACCTTGACCGGTTTCTTCTCTTTCTTTTTGCCTTTGGCCTTTGCCTTGCCCTTGTTCCCGCCATTGCACTCAGCCGTGGTGGACCAGCCGGACTGGGTAAACACCTGTTCAACCGAGTCGGCCAGGTACTCACCGTCAAGACCTTCCTTGAAGCCCTGCACACTGATCATTCGCTCAGCAAACAGATCAGTGCGCCCGACCATTTCCAGACGGATACCTGCCGTGCTGCGATTGAAGGCAGCGAGGCGGGCTTTCGCTGCCTGCTCAGCAGCAGTTTTGTTGGGATAGATATGCCGGTCCGTGTGGACAGGCGGGAGGCCGTCCGGCGCAGCATCGTTGTTGAGCGTCACGATCTGGAGCTTCCCTGTCTTCTTGTCCTGATGCTTGGTCGAGACGGCCTTGTGTGTCGAACGATCACCCAGCCGGAACTGCCATCGACTGACATCCTGGCGCGTGATGGTCAGCGTGCTGAATTGTTTCCCGGAAGCGCTCAGCCCCTCTTGTCGGGGCATCACGAGCAACTTGCCGTCGGCGACCTTGGCAGTGCAGTCGTGCTTTTTTGCCAGGCGCGTGATGAAGTTGTAATCCGACTCGTTAAGCTGATCAGCGCGTGGAACCTTCGTCGCAACATTGCAGACGGGCGTCCACCCATTGCGTGCGGCAATGTCGCTCACTATCTTGGAGAGAGGTTCGCTCTCCCAGCTACCGCTGCGAGTGGTTTTGCCACTGCCGCGCATGCTGCTGGCCTTGCCCTTGATGACCATCGTGTCGGGCGGGCCTGATATCTCGACTTCATCTATCGTGTACAGACCAATCTTGGTCAGCTTCTGGCCTTCGTAGCCCAGATACACCTCGACATCAGCCCCCCTCGACGGCAACGCCACCGCCCCGTCGCGGTCATCGATGCGCAGCTCAAACTCGTCTGAGTCCATGTCGGGCTTGTCAGTGGTGCGCAGCTGGATCAACCGGTCATTGATCAGTGCCGTGATATCGGTGCCGTCGGCAACGATCCGAAAAGTGGGTTTCATGGGGAACACCAAAAGAAGGCCCCGCACTTGGCGGGGCAGGACAGAGGGGATGATTCGTTACGCGTAACGAAGGGGGTCAGCCCCAGAGCATTACGGTTTCATCCGAGGGTGCGGGGAGATCCGGCAGGGTGATGACCAGCCCGGCCCGATACGGCTGCACCACATCAGCCAGGCCCTGATTGGCATCCAGCACGGCTTCCACAGAGCCTTTCAGATGGCCGTAGTAGTTGAAAAAAACGGTATCGAGGATATCGCCGTCAGACGTTCTGCATATCGTCGCCATAGCGTGTGAACTCCAGCGTAAACGCCTGCTTTCGAGGGATACCCCCTTGCATCAGGGCGCTCTGATCTTCCTGAATTTTCTTCAAGCACCAGTTGCCCATCACCGCCCCGTAGCCCGTGGTCAGGGCCAGAGGCACGCCCAGGGCAGCGATGCCACGCAACGTGTCGAGCTGCTTAATGCCGCCTTTGAAGTTCGGGAACACCGCGCCCTTGAGCGACAGTGATTCCTCTCCCATACCGATGGATTGCTGGGCTGGCCGACGCGTCAGACGTTCCTGCGAGGCCCAACGGAAATCACTTGATCGGCTCAGCTCGTCGAACGCAGCGGTGTCCAGATTGAAGTAGTAAGGCTCGGTCTTCGCGCTCAGCGGCTGCAGAATCAGCAGATGCTCAAACGGTTTGACCGCCTCGACAGCCGGGGTTTTCTGCGCAGCAAACGACGACGTGGGCACCACGTTGGCCAGCGACGGACTGAGTTTCCCGGCGATCTTGTTGATCGCTGTGCCGGCCTTGGCGGCCTGCTCTTTCAGCACGCCCAACCGCTCGTCAATCTGCGTCACTGCCCTCGATGCTCGGCTGTACATCGACACCACGGCCCCGACCTTCGCCTGAGCCGCATTGACGCCTCGCATGACGCGTTGAAGTTTTGCCCCAATTGCAGGCCCTACGATGGGCAGCCCTTCAAGCTCAGCAGTCGCCCCACTGATTTCACTGATTGCGCCATTGACCGGGGCGGGCATGCCGTCGAGATTTCGACGCCCTGTCTCGCCAGCACTGACCAGGTACTTCATGCCCGATTGCAGCTGTTCCATATACGCCATGTACCCCCCTTACTCGACATGCGGGGCATCGAACAGACTGGCCCGCTGCGACTGCTGCGCCGAATCGCGCATCGCTTTCTGAATCATTGGCTCAAGATCACGCATCAATTGCTGTGAGTCTTTCACATCCCCTTGGACCGTCAGTTGAATGGGCGCACTGATCGTCACCTGCTGCTCATACTTGGGCGTCAGCATCTTGGGGGCCTCAGGCTTGACGACAATCGGCGCTGCAGGAGTTGCGGCCGGTTTCTCTGTCATGGCTCGCGCCACATCGCCCATTACTGGTCCTGCCTGGACTGGAGTCGGAGCTGGGCCACGCGCCATTAACGGCACACGCTCTTTTTCAAACACCTGCGCCGTTGCTCCCAGCGTGGGAATGGCCGGACCCGGCATAGGGACAGGGGCCGGTGGCGCAGCCAGCAGCGACACCGGCTTGTTCTCTTTTTCCGGGGTGCCGAAGACCTCCTTGCCCAACGCGCCGCCGATCTCACCGCCGCCCCACGCCCCCAGGGCACCGCCAATGGCCGCGCCTATCGCCGTGCCCACGACCGGCAAAATCATCGTACCAATCGCCGCACCGGCCGCCGCGCCGCCCCAGCCGCCCAGCGCAGTACCGGCAATCTGCGTCGCCCCTTCCATCTTCTTCTCTATGGGGTCATCTGACTGGTACAGATCGACGGCCTTGAAACCCGCTTCCATGACCGCCTGACCCGGTATGAGCTTCGCCTTGCCCGCTAGCTTGCCCAACAGGGGAACCAAGCTTTTACCGGCCGCCGCCGTAATAGGCGGAACGGGCGGAACAGGGACTGGCGGACGCGGTAGCGGACGAATCCTTGGCGCATCGGCCGGAAGCGGTGGCACCGGACGGATGCGCGGCTCACCCGCTGGACTCGGTGGCACCGGGCGGATACGCGGTTCACCGGCCGGACGTGGCGGCACCGGACGGATCCGGGGCTCACCCGCTGGACGCGGCGGCACCACGGGGGGACGAGACGTAGAGCCTGCACGACGACGCCCACGGGGTGACCTACGACCCCGCCGTGCGGTATCCCGCTGACCAGGACCACCCGATGCGCCGCCTATCTCGGCGGCATTCACCACAAAGACGCGCTGCAGGCCGTCACCCTCACCCGAGCCACCCGCCCCCCCTTCTGAGTCGCCACCC